AGCCACCTGCCAGCTTCATAGATAATTATTCAAGAATATTGCTGTTTAATTAAAAACAATTCTATATGTTTTAATATATACATCAAGATAACAATTTAGATATACTTTGGGTAATTTTTGGGTATTTACAAAATATCTTTGTATTTGTTTTCATATTTTTCTTTGTTCTTTTTTCTATTTGCTTCAGTAGCTGATGCGTATTCATATGACTGTATTATCTCTTTATGTCCTAGCTGTGTTTTGATATATATTGGATCAGCTTCAGCTAGGATTAATAAGTCAGAACGGGCATGTCTAAAACTATGAGATGAAATTCTTTCAATATTTGCTAGTTCACATGTTTCTTTTATATATTTATTCACAGATGAATTTGAGATGGGCCATGAATTTTTTTTACTAACAAAAGCAAAATTTTGGGGATTACGTAAATCTCCTCTCAATATTTTTTTCTTTTGTTCCATTTCATATTTTTTTAAATAATAGAAAAGAGAAGAAGGGACATCAATATTTCGAACACCTGCTTCTGATTTTGTAGGGCCAATTCTATACTGGCCAGCATCATACTTATAGGCATTTTTTATCTTAATAACTTCGTTACTTTCATCAATGCTATCCCAAGTCAACGCAGCAACCTCTTGATAACGAGCTCCAGTATATAGTTGTACTAAAATGAAGTATTTACTTGTGGTGTTTTCACGAGATAATAAAGCTTCTTTAAATTTAGTTAAATCATCAATAGATATGGTTTTATTTGATTTCTTTTCTGGTACTTGGCCAGTTAACTTTATATTTCTTGTTGGATTTGAATGAATATATTGCATGTCCAACGCTTCTAAAAACATAGATTTTACAATGTTATGTCTGTTGCTCACCGTCTCAACTGCTAGTCCTTTTTCATTGATATTGCCAGGTTTTGCAAGCCAGTTAATCCATTGCTGATATTTGACTTTGGTGACGCCTTTTAGCAATTGTTTGTCCCCAAAGAAATCATGTAAATTCTTTCTTGTTAAAGCTATTTTTTGCATACGGCCAGCAGACACTTTATTCTTTTTAAATGTATCAACCCAAATATCATAAAAATCTAAAAGTTTAATTGCTTCAGTGTTTTCACCACGCATAATTTTTGATTTAAACTCTGTTTCAGCATCTCTACAAGCCTTCTTAGTAGATCTAGTAATCATTTTATTTTTCCATTCATTTGTAATAGGGTCTTTATATTTAAATCTTAACTGCCATTTTCCATTAGCTAATTTCTTTGGTTCTGCCATAAATACCAACCTCTCGGATTTTTTTAATTTAAATACATTTAAGAACGATTTTTTATTGAATATGTTATAAGTAAGTATCAAGTTATCGTATATCATAAATACGAATACGAATATATGTTCGTTTTTTGTGATAAAAAGAAAAACCCGAAGGTTTCTCTCTTTGTTAATAAAATAATAAGAAGATATTAATAATCAATAATTTCTACAAGTCCGCTATCTGCACTTTGTGGAGTTATGTGTATTTCCACATTAGCTTCTCTTTTTGCTCCATATGCATTTACTATAGTAGCACTTACTTTTTGATACCATTTACCATCTTTTTGCGTCCATGGTTGGATGACGCCGATAATTGAATGCATTTTGCTTCCTTTATAAGGATACATATCATTAAATTGATGCTTAGCTAAAGTATCTAAGACGGTTTGTTGTTCTAAGGTTGGCTCATCTGCTAGCTTAGTAATGTCATTAGTATTTTTATCTTCGCTCGGTAAAGTATTAGTAGCTACATCAGACTTCGCTTCAGTACTTACTTCTTTTTTTTCAGATACATCAGATTGTTTATTATCTTGGCTACTACTTTTAGAAACATCAGAGTTTACTGTTTTTTGTTTGCTAGTTTCAGTACTTGATACTGGATTTTTCATATATTCTTGAAAATCTTTTTCATTTAAAAATCTAACAACAAAATCTTTGTCGGCAGTTTCGAATGTGAGAGTATCTCCCTTTTTAAGAGATACTTTTTTCTTGTTTCCCACTCCGTATAAGTCATGGTTACTATTTTCTCCGCCTGATTTGACGGTAATAAGAACTATGCTCGATTTATCATCTAGTTGAGTTAATACAGCATAGTAATCTCCAGGATCAATATCTTTTCCAACTGAATATTCCCCTGACGCAACAAAGTCTTTTGAATTCGGTTGTTTAACTGTGCTGCTAGATTGACTGGTTGACTTTTCAGTATCTTTATTATCATTATTTCCCGAACAAGCAGTAAGTAGTGAAATACCACAAACACAAACCAATCCTAAACTAATTAATTTTTTCATCATAATTCCTCCTAAATAATTTATTCAAACCATTCATATACCCCAATTGTACCATCACACCTAAAAATTATTTGATAATTTTTATAGATCATTCCATTTTCATATAATTTTGAGTAACTTTTGATTGCGTCTTGAAGATATTCAGTAGTTACTCCTAGGAACTCTGCACATTGCCAAACATATATTAATCGCTCATGATAACAATCTATAAAATCTTGTGGAGTTATTAACAATTTACATCCACAATCTCTAGCTCGTTGTTCTTGTTGTCTTTTTTCATTACTATTTTGCTCTATAATATCCCCAACACTTGTTAAATGATGACCAATTTCCTCTGCGAGAGTACCCACCATTTCTTCGTTTGATTGATTAGGGTTTAAATATACTACATTATTAATATAGAGACCTTTCTGATTTTCTGGCATCATAGGTTCTATTCTGTAGTTTAGTTCAGGATAATTAGCCATCAAGCTTTCCAATTTATTCATCAAATACACCTACTTATAGTGATCGCGTTTCTTTATATAATCAATGAAAGATAGTATTTCCTTCATTTCTTCTTCAGAAACATCATCATCTATATGTGCGGCTACTGTTAATTGTTCAGGAGAAAGCTCGTTGTTTCTATTCATATTTTTATCTAGATTTGAGTTATTAATAACGTCTCTTCCATGTAGGTAGTCTAACGATACATCAAAGTAATCAGCAATTTTATTTTGTAATTCTGCGTCAGGAGTTCGTTTTCCCTGCTCATACGATGCGTATGTGGTTTTGGCAACGCCTAAAATATTTGCCATATCTTGTTGAGTCAAATTTGGCTTTGATTTTCTTAATAATTTCAATCTTTCTGCGAACATATTTTCCCTCCTTTAAGTTTAGTATACTACTACAAAATGCGTATACCAAGAATATTGAAAAAAGTATCAAAAAAAGAGTACTTAGGGGTTGAATAAGTACGCGAAATGTATTATTATAAAAGTACGCAAAACGTATCACTTTGAAAGGGGTGAATAAATTGAATCAATGGCTTAAAAAAAAGAGAGAATCTTTGGGATACACACAAGAAAGTTTTGCTAAAGAAATAGGAATTGCTAAAACAACGTATTCTTCATATGAACAAGGATATAGAAACCCAACGGTTCAAACAGCAAAAAAAATGGCAAAAATATTACAAGTTCCGTGGACAATTTTTTTTGATGAAGAAGTACTCGAAACGTATGATTTTTGATAGGAGGATAAAAATGACAACCAAAGAAAAAATTGAATTTATCAAACAAGTAACACCTCATTCAGATTCAGAAGTAGAGAAAATTATTAAAGGAATGAGCGATACCAGTATTAACCGCTGGTATGAAATAGAGAAATATCGCATTGATCAAGAATTAGAAGAAGCGGTGTTAACTATCTATTGTTAAAAGAATACACCTATATCAGTCGGATAGAAATAACAAATTATACGAAATGAGGTAAAAATGACGAAATCTATAAAACTAAACAAACAATTAAGAAAAGCAGCTTTTAAAAAAGGATTAAGCCAAAAACAAGTGGCCCAATTAGTATATTTTGCACATACTACAACAAATGGTCACTTTAATGGCTACCCAGTACCGCCAGAAAGTGCTATAGCCTATAACGAATTATTTAACGATAGTGAGTTGGCATTTGCATTAGGCCAAGAGTTATTGGGCCTAATAGGGCTAGCAACTGGAGTGAAAGTAAAAAAAGAGCCATTAGCGCTTTCGGTACTAAAGGAAAAAGAGGAACGAGAAAGAGAAAAAATCGAAGTGGAAAACGAAATCGATTATTTAATGGCGATTCCAGTTGAAGAATTGACCGAAAAACAAAAACAGGCAATATTACAGTATTGTAGCGAATATTCAGATGAATTGTTGTTTGAAGTTTCTCTTATTTGTAAGCAATTAGAACTAATAGGGATGTCCTTTATGGATTTAATGATATTAAGAACACCTTATTGGAAAAATAAAGAATGGATTGAATAAAGGAGGGAAGTAATTTGGAGTCAAACATTAGTATGCAAGATGTGTCTAAGAGACTTTCTAGGAATCTATATATGATGATGGGAACTCCTAGAGAGGATACCAAAAAAATTTGGAAGGTATCTGAGCTTTCAAAAGCAAGCGGAGTTACACCATGTGTTATTAGTCGGATTAAAAATGACACTGAAGGAAAAGAAAAACCGACTATTGAAACAGTTGTTAAGCTTGCTAAAGCATTAAATGTTGATCCTGCAGAATTATTGAAATAAGAGGTGAAAATAAATGGAAAAAGAAAATATCCAAGAAAATTATCACGAATCATTAAAAGAGCGGAAAATCAAAGACACTTTACAAGAAATTAAAGAGAGATTAAATGGCGTAAAACTAACCTAAAATGAAAGGAAGTTAAAAATGAATAAGAGGAAACCACGTAGTTTATATGAAGCAAGAATTTTAGGGACTTTGTTAGTATTCTTCATACTTGGTCTAGTAATAAAGAACAGTATTCCGTTTAACTACTTACTTTTAATACTTGGACCTATTATTGCAATTTGGTTTATGAAATATGACGATGCTAAATATCAAGAAAATTTAAATAAAAATGAAAAGGAAGTGTATTAATTGAATAGAAAAATCAGAAGTCTAATAAAAGAATTAACAGAGGAATGTGACAAAGAAAAAGTTTCTCTTATTTGTACAGCTAATAACCAAGGTGAGACAGTTAGCGCAATTTGTGGCGGATTAGTAGATCTATCATTTTGTTTAGGAGTCCAAGAAAAAAAGCTAAGTGAAAAATTGCCGATACATCCAGAAATTTTGCGCAAATCAGCAGTTGAAGCATTGGAAGAAGTTAAATCCGATAATCATAAACATACTTTTGTAATCGAAAATGCAGAAGATTTACAAGATATATTAAACAGAATTGCTTCAGGTGAGTTTGATGAATAAAAAAATGCCCAATCGTTTGCAGACGATTTAGGCACTAACAAAAATATACTAGGAAAATTATAACATAAATTTGGAGGGAGTTAAATGCAAAAAAACAACAATAAGCTAACCATGTCAGCCCGATTCGGTGAATGGTACAAAGAGGCGACTGAAAATTGTGCAGAACGGGAATTATACGCAACGTCGTTAATTGCACGTATGGATTGGGTAGTTGATCCAATAAGTAGTAAAAGTTATAGATATGATTTAACAACAGATCTGAATAAAAATCATAGCAGCGCTTGGTATGATGTTGCCACTGAAATTTGTAACAAACGCAAAGAAACAGTTATACGAGCAATCCTAGAAGACAATATCAAAATTGAAAATTTCTAATAAATGGAAGAGGAGGATTTCAATGTATTATCCAACTACAAAATTTGATCAGTATGGTGCTCGCCAATTACCTAAAGAAGATGTATCAGAAGAGATAGACGAAACAGCAGATTATGACAAGGATAGTATGGGAGAAACTATCGCCCAAGAAGATGGTGTATTTGAAATATTGTATACAGTAACTACTGTCATGAGTAATAGATGTCTCAAAATTAAAACAGAGAAAGCGATTGTTACTCAACAAGATATTGTAGATTTTATTTTAGAAATAGGTGAAGAAAAAATAACATCTATAAAATTTGTAGGATTAGGAGAAAAGTATTTAGAAATTGGAGGAAATTATAATGGGGAATGAATTAATAGTAAGCGTTCAAAATAGAATTCAGGAAATGCAACATGGTGAAGGATTGAGATTACCCACAGGGTATTCGGTAGGAAATGCTTTAAACTCAGCATATCTAATTCTTAGCGATAATTCTAAAGGAAAATCATTATTGGAAAAATGTCACCCTACATCAGTGTCAAAAGCTTTACTAAATATGGCAATACAAGGACTTAGCCCAGCAAAGAATCAATGCTACTTTGTTCCCTACGGGGATCAATGTACATTGATGAGATCATACTTCGGATCAGTAAGCATATTGGAACGACTTTCTAATGTAAAAAAAGTACATGCTGAAGTAATCTTCGAAGGAGATGAATTTGAGATAGGATCGGAGGATGGTAGAACCGTCGTTACAAACTTCAAACCTAGTTTTCTGAACAGAGATAACCCAATTATTGGGGCATTTGCTTGGGTAGAGCAAACAGACGGAATCAAAGTTTACACAATCATGACAAAAAAAGAAATATATAAATCATGGAGTAAAGCTAAAACAAAAAATGTGCAAAATGATTATCCGCAAGAGATGGCCAAACGCACAGTTCTATCAAGAGCAGCAAAAATGTTTATCAATTCAAGTAGTGACAATGATTTACTCGTAAAGGCTATTAATGAAACAACAGAAGATGAATACGATAATAATCAGCCACGCAAAGATATTACACCTAATCCACCAAATATTGAAAAGCTTGAGAAATCAATTTTTAATCAAGATGAAAATAAAAAAATTGCTCAAGATATGATTGATTCCATTGATTTAAATCAAGCTGACAAAGATCTACAAGAAGAGCTAAATATTGAATTTCCTGATCCTAGCAAAAACTATTTAGCTACTGGGGAGGTAAATGGAGATGTTGAAAACGAAGACGGCCCTTACCCTTTCTGATAAAAATTATTATTCAACTGAAGCTGACTGGCATTATATGTCGGTCAGCCAATATAAAAATTTTAATGAATGCGAAGCAGCCACAATCGCTAGATTAAAAAAAATTTGGTTACCCTGTTCAGATCCAAAAGCATTGCTTGTTGGTAATTATGTTCATTCTTACTTTGAATCATCAAAAATTCATGATCTATTCAAAAAGGAAAACAAAGACAAAATGTTTTCTAGTAGAAAACCATATGGGCTTCTAAAAGATTTCCAAATAGCTGAACAAATGATTCAACGACTAAAAGAAGAACCTGCTTTTATAAATTTATATAAAGGGGAAAAAGAAGTAATTGTTACAGGGCAAATTGAAAATGTAGATTGGAAAGGGAAAATCGATTGTCTAAATTTAGAGGATGGTTATTTTGTTGATATAAAAACAACAAAAGATATTCATGAACGTAAATGGAATGATAGCTACGCAGAGCGTTGTACATTCATTGAAAACTATGGGTATGTACTTCAAATGGCAGTTTATAAAGAATTACTTAGTCAAAAGTATAATAGGGAATTTGTACCAATTATAGCCGCTGTTTCAAAGCAGACTCCTTCTGAAGTAAAGCTAATTACCCTAGATGAAGACAAGATGCATTTTGAAATGATCCAATTAAAAGAAAATATTGAACATATTATTAAAGTAAAAAATGGCGAAGAAAAACCAACGCTGTGTGGTAGGTGTGAATATTGCAGAGGGCAACAACGAATTACTCACTTTACTAATATGAATGATTTATAGGAGGGAGGCAGATATGGCAAGACCTTTAAAACAAGGAATTGACTACTTTCCGCTTTCTGTAGATTTTTTAAGAGATATAAAGGTTCGTAAAATCAAACGTGCGTGTGGACCTTACACTGTCGAAATACTACTTTGCCTGCTGGGTAATATTTATCGGGAAACTGGTTATTACATCGGGTGGGATGAAGATACGATGTTCTTAGTTGCTGACGAAGTTGGGGCGAAAGAGGGTCTAGTTGAAGAGACGGTAAATAAGGCCGTTCAAGTTGGATTTTTTAATCAAGAGAAGTTCAATGAGTATAGAATTTTGACTTCTAACGGAATACAAAAAAGATATCTCGAAGCCACTAAAAAAAGGAAAGAAGTAGTTATTTCCGACATTTACTTAGTTAATGACACCATAAAGGAGGAAGAAACCCTAGTTAATGGCGTCGATAATGAACAAAGTAAAGTAAATAAAAGTAAAGTAGATAAAAGTAAAGTAAATAAAAACAATAAAGAAAAACCTGCCGTTCAGTTGTCGTCTGAAAAGGATTTTTTGGAGAATCCTTTAGGAGACAAAAAAACAGCGGAGCTAATCGCTTATTATTCAAAAAATGTTAGTCTTGCTACTCCTGTAAATATGACAAATCTAGCATATGATTTGAAAGACTTTAATGGCGATCTGGATTTACTAAAAGAAGCGATAAACATTTGTTCAAACAATGTAAAAACATATGCTTATTTTGCTGGAATATTAAAACAGTGGCGAGCTAACGGAATTAATACTCATGCAGATTTTTTGAAGAAAGTAAATAAAAAATCAAAGCAAAAAAATAAACGAGATAGCGAACCACCGCTAAATGATTATTCAGGATTGTTTTAAGGAGGAATAGCTAATGATGAATACTAAAGTTGCATTAAAGCAATTAATGGCTACACATTTTATTACAGTTGATGTCTCTTGTCCTGAATGCGGAGGAGCAATGACAGCATGGAAAGAACCAACTCCAGATACTCCACCAAGATGTCCTCCCGTATGTATGGAATGTGGCTATCGTTCAGTGAAGAAAAAAGAAGCAACCACTGCTAAGAACCTTTATGAATCTAGTCTGATAAAAAAGGCAAAAGACTATTTTTTAAACGGCTCTGTATTAACGGATAGAAAATCGCTGCATAAAAAAATTGGTAATTATTACCCAAGCAACCAAGAATCAACCAAAGCTAAAAACATTAGTATGAAATTTTGCGAAAAAACACTGTTGGGAGAAATACACCATCTGATTTTAACAGGAGGAGTTGGAGTTGGAAAATCACATCTAGCAATTGGATGTCTCAACGAAATACTTGTTAAAAGTAATTATTCTAAGAAGGTACTATTTGTCAGCTATCGAGAGCTTTTAGAACAGTTAAAATTTGCGATGAATGACGAAGAGGCACGAAAAGCAATTACTGGTGTAGCAATGTCTGAAATCAAAGCAGCAGACGTCGTAGTTCTAGATGATATAGGGGCTGAACTAGGCGACTTTAATAAAAGAGATGAAAAAGGCAACCTGATTCTTAGTAGAGCATCAAACTTTGATATTGATACGCTGACAGGAATATTGGAAAGTCGCATAGATAAGCCAACAATTATCACCTCTAACCTAAAATCAAAAGAAATTCAATATTGTTACGGCGAAAGAATAGTCTCAAGAATGGCTACCCATTCAAATGGATTTATGCATAGGTTTACAAATACAAAAGATTATCGATTGAAAACAGCGTAGGGGATCACATGAAAATTACAATACCAATGACACCAAAACCACAAAGCAGACCAAGGTTTGCTAGACGTGGAAGATATGTACAAACCTATGAAGATAGCACCATGAAGACGTATAAACAACAAGTAAAAACCTATCTTAGAAGAGCAAAACCTAAATTGATAGAGAAAGGGCCAATCATGGCACACGTGACGTTTTATGTACAAGCGCCTAAGTCAGCCCTAAGTAATAAACAGAAGCGGTTAGACGTAAAATTAGAGCGCAAATACTGCGATAAAAAGCCAGATTTAGACAACTATTTCAAAGCAGTCACGGATGCTGCAGAAGGTATTCTTTACAAAAATGATGGGCAAATTGCTGTGATAGTTTGTCAAAAACTATACAGCTTAAGACCTAGAACAGAACTCGAAATAATGAAATTGGAGGTTGATTTATGAAAGCGCAAATGGAATCTTGGCAAGATATACAAGAGTATGTAAAGAACAACAAGAAAAAACATAAACGTAGAATGGCTAACGATGCAATGAAAAACGTCAACGAGTTAGGATTTCCTTTTGCCTATTTCGAACACACATACCAATTTGCTATCAAAACACCAATTGGTATGGTGGACTATTTTGGAACAACTGGCACATGGGTTGTGCGTATGAATCAAGATCGTGGTAGAGGGCTAAAAAAATTAAAGAAGTATTTGGAACATCCAGTTCCGACAAAAGAAATAAAAAAAACAAAGAGTAATCAGTCATGGATGACGAAAAGCAACTAGGAGGAGTTCATTTGGGTAAAAAAGGTTCAAAGATTAAAAAGAAAAAACGCCGACTTAAAGAAAAAGCTATCGCAAACGGCACATACAATAAGCGAGGTAAAAACGATGACGTGCATAAAATGCAAGGGACAGATGCTTGTCTGGGAAAAAGATAGATTCGGTCATGCGAAAGCAATTCCTTGTCCGTTATGCAACAAAAGCGGACAAAATGTTGCGAAAAAGTTAGCTGAGATTAGGAGGTTGAATAATGATTCCAAAATTTAGAGTATGGGATAAAAACACCGAGGACGTGGTGTACGTCAAAACGATTGATTTAGAAAAAGACGGTAGTATTGGCTGCATAGTAGATTATAACGGCATCAATTTAGATATGACTGAATGTGTCATCATGCAATCAACAGGCTTGAAAGACAAGAACGGCGTTGAAATTTTTGAGAGTGATCTAGTAAAAGTAATCGATGGAGAAAGCGAAGAAGATAGTTATATCAGTGTAGTCAAAAATTATAGTAATGAAGGTTACCCAGCTTTCGATATCGAATATCCTCCAAATTACCATTATGACAGAAATGTTTTATCGGCGATCATGTGTAATGGATTTGAAACTATCGAAGTTACCGGAAATGTATATGATAACCCAGAACTATTGGAGGGAACAGAATGAGCGAGCTAGAAAAGATGGGTAATATTCTTATGGAAACAGCTTTGAATTTTACACACCCAATATTTGAAGATACGTATCCAGAATGGGGAACGGTATGTAACATCGGGGAAGAGCTAGTCAGAATGGCAAAACCAGAACTCAGCGAAAATCAGCTGGTTGTGCTTGATTGGTTGAAAAATGACATGCTAGACGATTCCGATTTTTACAACACAATATATAATTCTAGGTTCTTACATGTTAATGGAGAGCCGCACCGAAAAGAAAATATAGCATTCATGAAATTGAAAAACAAAGAGTTGGCACAAGTTATCCAAGCATTTAGCCAGTGGGCCTTGGAACAGGAGGAATTATGATGTTCAAATGTGTGGCTGTAGTAAATGATTCGACAGGTGAATTTGCATATATACTAAGCGACTATGTTTCGAGATTCCCGTCAACGGTTCCTGTATATGCAACAAATATTGAACAGTTAAAACAATATGGAGAATTTGGCGAGAACGAATTATATAAAGTGGAAACGTGCGACGGTTTTTATCATATCGTAAGCTCAGAAAAATATTCGTTTATTTTCGAGGAACAGGAGGAAGCGGAATGAAAGTAATTGATAAAAACAAAAATAAAGCAGTGGATGTGGATTTTGTGTCAAATCTTGGTGAAGTTTACCATGTGGACGACGAAGGGGATAAATATATATTATTCATCCATGAACTCCGAGTAATAAATCCAGAAACATGTGATCACGAATATGAAGCATATGCATATCAGACAGGACCGTATCCCACTGACGTAGAAATGGCAGGACACTGTAAAAAATGTGGTTACGATACTCATGAACAGTTTTAGGAGGATTATCGATGGATATTAAACAAGGTGACAAAGTGAAGTATATTGGTACAGCAATTCCCGAATATACTAATCAATTCTTAGCAGTGAAATCAGTATTAGGAAAAGGGTTGATTCTTGAATTTCCTGAGAAAGACAAAAGAAAAGTTGCACTTGAAGGCGGCGGCATTTGGGACATGAATTCATTAATTTGTGGATTTGACGAAGTGGAGGAATCATGTTGAATAAACGCCAAAAAAATAAGCGATTAAAAAAGTGGCTAATCGCAAACGGATATAGCGAAGATGGGAATGTCAGGTGTGTAGAATGCGGTAAAAAAATTGATATGAACGACAAGTGGCAATTAACTTATCAAGCATGTGATTCTACTTGTCATGGCAAAGCAATAAATGTATATCCATAGGAGGAACAGCGATGAATAAACGCCAAAAAAATAAGCAGTTAAAAAAGTGGCTAATTAAAAACGGATATTCAGACAAAAAAGGAAAACTTCATTGTTTGGAATGTGGGAACAGATTAAGTTTTAAGGACGAATATCAAAAAAGATACTTGGTATGTAATGAATTGTGCTATATGCACAGTGTGGGATTAAGTTGGCGTGATTTTACATGAAAGAAGGGAGAAACAGCGATGAATAAACAAGAATTGATTGAAGAATTAGAATGCATAGAAGTTTCTACAGACAGCCTTGATTATTTGAAAGGTGCTAACTATGCTGTCGAAAAAGCAATTAGCTTAGCAAAACAACTAGATGAACCGAAAAAAGTTGTTGTTCCGAAGTTTGTTGCGGAATGGCTTGATAAACATAAGTATTCCACTGATATAATTGATCTCTTTTTAAGCGTTGAGTACGCAACTGATTCAGATGGGTTTATTGCTGAAAAATGGGATTACAGTGGAGAATTTTATGATTGGTTGAATAATAGTGCAGATGTACAGTTTACGTTGTGCGACGCTATGAGGTATGGCTACGAAGTCGAGAAGGAACCATTATATCACGTTTTATTATCAGACAAAGGGGCGACCAACATAGGATATACTTTTTTAAATTTAGCGGGAACAATTGATTTTACGATATGTAAGGAAAAGGTGGATACGTTAACAGAAAATCAAATCAAAGCAATTGATGAGCGCTATTGGCCGTTTGCTGTGAAAGTGGAGGGCGAATAAATGGAAAAATCAAAAAGTTTGATTATATGGCTAGCGACTGGTGGAACAATGAAGTTTGAAGATGTTAGGAATTTTGAAACAGTTACAAATAATCTGGACTGGGATGTTTTGAAATTTAATTACCTAGGTGTCTCAACTGGTGTAAGGCGGAATGCAGTATTTGAAATAGTTAAATTAATGGGCTGGGCATTGGAGGAGTAAAAATATTTAATTAACTGGAGAATAGATATGATAACACTAAATGAATTCTTATGGCTTGTAATTATTTTGTTAGCGTTGTGCGTAAGTTCGCTATATAAACAAAAAATACAATTGGAAGAAGAACTGGAAAAATTAAAAGATGATAGACAATAAAAAAACAACCACTCGTTAGACGGCGAGTGGTTGGCATCTTGAAAAAATATTAAACAAAAACCGACTTATATTAGAAGTCGGATGTGTGATTTAGCGTTTCCCGAAATAAACGCTGCATAGATATTGTATCACGGAGGGATAAAAAATGCAGCTATTTCCTGATATTGATGACAAAAAAACAAAACAGAATGCACGAAACCTTTTAAAAAAATACAGACGGCTGCAAAGAATTGCAGGAGCACCTCAATTTAATATAACTTCGCCGATAATTAAAGAAGTGCCTATTCAGCACACAAATACACATCGATCTCAACAGCATTTTATTAGAAAGATTGATGCGGAAAAAGAAAAATTAAAAATAGATAATGCATTGGCCCGATTGTCATTGATAAATAGACAACTATTGTATTATACTTACTGCAGTATTGAAAAGAAAACTAATGTTTGGATTGCTTCTGAACTAGGTTATTCTGTTAGCAACGTGGAAACGTTAAAGTGTGTCGCACTTCTTGAATTTGCTGAAGCATATGAATCTGGTCTGCTTCAATGCTATAAAAGTGCGATTGACTGAAATTGTGGTTTTTTTGCGGTTTTATGGCGGATAAAGTCATAAAAATGATGTTATTATACTAGTATAGAAAAATATGTAAAAAACAAAACCGATTGCAAATTATGCAGTCGGTTTTTTTGTTGCATATTTTATGGGTCAGTTATGCGTAATGATATCTAAGTGCATATAAAGGAAGTAGGCAGATGCTGAATATAGGTTCAAATCCTATCTGGTCCATTGTGAATTTTAGTGATTCACAAAATAAAAAATGTATGTCAATAAATGTTTCGTTTAGTCAAGCAAGCTTATACTGCTCTATAAGTTTGCTTCATGTATCTATGGCGAAGTGGCAACGCTCTAGTCTGCAAAACTAGCATTCGTGGGTTCGAATCCCACTAGATACTTAAATACAAGGAGGTTCTACATATATGGATATAAAAGTACAAAAAACAGAAGATTTGATACCTTATGAAAAAAATCCCAGACATAATGAAGATGCTATCACTGCAGTTGCTAAAAGTATCGAAAAGTTTGGATTTAAAGTTCCTATTGTGGTAGATGCTTCTAATGTCATTGTAAATGGGCATACAAGATTAAAAGCTGCTAAGTATTTGGGGCTAAAAGAAGTACCTACAATTATTGCTGATGACTTGACTCCAGAGCAAATCAAAGCTTTTCGTTTAGCTGATAATAAGGTCGGAGAAATTGCTACATGGGATGAAGAATTATTAAATGCGGAGTTAGATGAATTAGCAGATTTAGATTTTGATATGACAGAGTTTGGTTTTGACCTACCAGATATTGAAGGTGAAGAAGTCGAGGTAATTGAAGATGAATTCGAAGAAGAACTCCCTGCAGAACCTATTTCCAAATTAGGTGATATTTATCAATTAGGAAGGCACCGTTTAATGTGCGGGGACAGTACAAATTCTTTAGAAGTAGAAAAATTAATGGGCAATAAAAAAGCCGATCTTTTGATTACTGATCCTCCATACAATGTAGCGTACGAAGGTAAAGGAAAAGAAGCACTAACTATTAAAAATGATAGTAAAGAAACGAATGAATTTCATTCATTTTTATATGAAGCTTTTAGTGCAGCCATAAATAATATGAAATTAGGAAGTTCATTCTATGTGTGGTATGCCTCATCAGAAGTAGTGAATTTTCATACTGCTTTAGAAGAAGCTGGGTTTTTAGTAAAACAAGAATTGATTTGGAATAAAAATAGTATGGTTTTAAGTCGTCAAGATTACCATTGGAAACATGAACCTTGCTTATATGGTTGGGCTTCTGGGGGCAGTCATTCTTGGTATTCAGATAGAAAGCAGACTACTATTCTTAATTTTGACAGGCCTACAGTTAATAAGGAACACCCTACTATGAAGCCAGTTGCACTATTCGATTATCAAATTAAAAATAGCAGTAAGCAGGGAGACTGTATTTTAGATTTGTTTGGAGGTTCTGGTACTACGTTAATAGCATGTGAGCAGAATGAAAGAGAAGCCTATTTAATGGAGTTAGATCCAAGATATGTTGACGTCATTATAGCTAGATGGGAAGCATTCACAGGAGAAGTGGCTGTGAAGATATCAGGTAATGATACGGCGGTGGTTGATGATGGCTGGAAATGATAATTTAAAACCATTTTCAGAGCGAAGCGTGGATGAAGCTAGAGAGCTTGGAAGAAAAGGCGGAAAAGCAAGCGGAGAAGTTAGACGAAAAAAAGCTGACTTGAAACGAGCTATTTCTATTGTTTTATCATCAGAAGTACCAAGCTCTAAAATGGCTAAGACGCTAAAAGAAATGGGATATGAGAACACTAACGAGATGGCCATGGTCTTATCTATGACGCAAAAAGCAATTAAGGGAGATGTCAAAGCAGCATCCTGGATTTCCAATATTATTCAACCTGCAAAGGTAGAGCATGAAGTTGAAATGAGTGTGGGCGTTGATGAGAAGCGGAAAGTAGCAGAAGAATACATTAGGGGTCTGTTTAATAATGACACTGGAAATAGCACAGAAGAGAACAATTAAGCTTTTAAAAAGTTCAACGCCCAAAGAAAAACTTAATAAGTTTGTAAAAGGTTATGTTCCAACTCACTACAAGAGATTAAGTATATCAATGGAAAAAGCAATAGAACTAGCCATAATTGGGGCAACCGAAAGTCTAGCATATTATGGTGATCGATTATATTTTACGCAGGCTCTATTAATGGGGGCTGTGGTAAGTGGAGAGTATGACAACATTATTGTCGTTACCCCTTCACAGTATGGTAAAAGCTGGTTGAGTTCGAGAATAGCTGTTTGGCTCGCTGATCACAATCGGCGTTGTTACGTGGCGGGTGGTAAAAAAGATACCACTGATATTATCATGCAACATGTTACAGATACACTACAGACTGTTGATGAATCAATTGCAAGAAAATTATTAGAGCCTGTTGATAAGCTAGAAAGACTTCAAACGGGTTTATCCAAAAGAAAGATTTCTTTCAGTGGCGGAGGATCGATTGAAGGGATTTCATTAGGTGAACATTTCAAAGGAAACAAATCTGGAAACCAAGCGATTGGTCGTGGTGGAGATTATATTATTGATGAATCAGCGTTCGTCTCAAATGAAACATATGCTGAGCTTGGTCGTAGAAATTTTGCAAATGTGGATGGTAAAAACTATCTATCTTTTGAAATATCTAACCCACATAATAAAGGTCGATTTTATGACAAACTAACTCAAGAAAATATTCCAAAAGGCATGTTGGTTGTATGGGCAGATGTTAGGACCGCTTTTGAAGAAGATCGAGTTAAAAGTATTGAACAAGTAATAAGTTCTGAATTTTTTCAAAATAAATCTACATGCCAACGTTACTTTTTATGTGAGCTTCCAGACGAAAATGAAGATGGAATGTTTGGGACACCTCAAACAGAAGAAGAACATACCGAAAAAAATTGGGAGTATTTCCTTGGTGTAGACAGTGCTTATAAAGGAAAAGATAAAATCAAAGCCACGTTATCAGCATTAGATGCACAAGGACAAGTACATGTTATAGACACTATAGAAATTGAAAAAGGTGACTGGCAAGACGGTGTGACTAGTAAAAAGATAATTACTCAATTGTTGATGATTATAGAACATTTTGAAGTTAAAGGTGTATGTGTCGACGTAGGTTACGGTGTTTATATTGTTGAAGGTTTAGCACATATTAACGGAGATTTCGAATTACACGGCATAAATTTCGGTGCTGGTACAACTAAAGAAAGGGTGGAAAAAAACCACTACTCGGCAAAATATGGGGCAAATAAGCGTGCTGAAATGCACATTGACTTACAAGAAAACATTGATAACAGAAATATATTTTTCACTGAAAAAGTATATGAAGAAGTTATAGATGAACTAGTTCTTGTAAGTAGCAAGATCAAGTCTAACGGAAAAACAGCCATTGTTCCAAAGGAAGAAATCAAAGCTAAGTTGGGCCACTCACCAGATACACTTGATTCAGTTCTGCTATCGCTACATGCGATTATTCTATATAAATTAAACGAACGATTCTATATCTATTCTTGATGAAAGGAGGGAAATGAATGTCTGAAACTGAATTAGTTGGGAAAGATGAACTATTAAAAGCGATGACTATGTGTAATAGTTGTCCAGATTTTAATTTAAACGATTTAAGAGGTAAGGGTGATAACAACTATCAGCTTTATGATTGGTTAATTCATAATTTGCCAACAGCACAATATGTTCTTGGTAAGTTAGTAGAGCTTATTTTTTCTAATAACTTAACTACAGGCGATGAAAAACAAGATGAAATATTGAATAACTTTTTATATGGTCAAACGAATCCAGAAGGAGTTACCAACTATCACGTACTTGTTCAATCAATTAAGGAATCAATTGTATACGGTCGATCTGGTTTACGTTTTTTATCTAAAGATGATGGATTGATTAACGTAAAGTGTAATCATTTTGGCGTTGCTCAAATATTGAATAAAGAACATTACGGATATAAAGAATTGATTGGTTTCGTTATTGACAAAAAAGGTCGAGCTATTACAGATGTCGATCTCCGTGAAGGAGAAATTGATTCAGAAGAATACTTTAAAAAAGGAATATTTGTTTTTAAAAACAATGACAATATTTTATTGCCACCCGAAAAATTCGTTAATTTAAGGGTTGATACATCTACTCCCAAAGGATCGAGTGTCTTTGATTCGGATATCCAACGAGTCCTGCTTATAGCTTCGGTATATAAACGACTACTATATGATATCGAATATGATGGCGCAGGAAGATTAATTTTCTGGGCAGATAATGCCAATAGTAATGAAGAAAGCTCAAATAACTTTTTGAACGACACTGAATCGGCAACCAAACGACGGCAGGATAAATATAAAAAAGAAGTTGAAGAAATAATGAAGCTCGTAAAAGACAGCAATTCAACAAGCGTTTTAGCAGTTTCAAATGCTTTTAAAAAGATGGACCACTTGCCACGTGTAACTAAAGCGACGGAGTTTCTTAGTTATTTAAATCAGGAAGGCGAGATTATGGCGCAAGTATTCGGTGTTCCTAATGTTCTGCTTGGATTAGGTAAAATCAGTGGGAATATATCAATGGAAAAAGTAATAGATAATGCAATGCTTAATTCAATTATTCCTTTACGTGAAAATATTGCGACTCAAATTTCGAGCATATTAACAAATAATTTAAAAGTTCCAAAAGTCTATTTTGACAAATATGAACTAAAATCTCAGTCAGATATAAATGATAGGCGATTGAAAGTTTTAACTGTTGCTGAGCGACTTAAAGCACTAGGTAAAGAGGATTTAGCTAATAAAATTATTGAGGAGGAAATTCAGTTATGAGTATTTTAGAAGATCTAAGCAAAGCAAAAAAGAAAGCAAAACCATATGCAGTAGTCGGTGGACGTGAGGTTTATGATTATGACTCTTTAGAGAAAAAAGTTGAAATCGATCAAGCCGAAGCGAAAGTTGGTGGTGGCCAAGTAGATTTAGGGAAAATGAAACCGACAAAAGATGGATGGGGGTATACCGACATGGGAAATAGTTTCTCGGCAATTCCTCAAGATATCTTATTTATCAATCGTTATAAAAAAGAAAATGATGCTTATTTAATCGTAACAGACTATCGTGCCATTAAAGAACAGTCTAGTGGTCAAATTTATGCATCAAGTGTTCAAGCGCTAGTTATTAAAAATAAAGGCAAAAAAGGTGAAGAAGAGATGTATCTCGAAAGTATTCGAAATGTATCTGATACTGAATTTATCAACGATTTTACTGGAGAATTGTCAAACATTTCAATGGCAAAAGTTTTTGAAGCTATCGATAAAGACAAGGTGAAAGAAGTAAGCAAAGATGAAATCAGTTTCTAATATTGCTTTAGAGTACACCACAACAAGCAATGAACAAAAGCAACGTGAACTATTATTGCTATTAGTTTCTTACTTCCTAACTCTTTATGATATGGAAAAAGAAAACTTTGCTGATGAACTTGGTATTTCCAGTGAGTTTGTAGAAGATGCTCAAATTAAGTTTGATTACATGAAGAAAATTGAACTGACATTGCAAAATATGCGTGAGACTGTACAGAGTGAAAAAGACAAAGACAGTGAAGCTCTAACTGCTCTATATTTTAATCGAATTTTAAATACAGATGGAAAAAAAGCTAAAGAATTAGCTCAAATCGAAACTGCAAAACATTTAACTCGACTTGATCGTTCTAAGAAAATTAGAAAGAGATGGAAAGCATTTTCAGGATGCTGTGATGTGTGTAGAGCAATGGATGGAGTAACAGTAGCTCTTGATGAGCCATTCATGTATCAAGGTCAAGTTGTTGAATTGAGCAGTGGTGAACGTTATATCAACAATTACGCAGCGATGGACACGCCAAATGCTCATCCAAACGATAAATGCTCTATTGAATTTATTATCGAATAATTGAAGGGGGGTGTAAACTATGGCGAAAATTAAGTTACCAATCGTAACAATTAACGCAAAAGGTGGCGCTCAATATGTTGTTGAAGGCGTCGAAGCAGTAAATGCGTTAACTCAATTAGAAAATTATCCTGAACGTGGTATTCGTATCAAAGTTGATGGGAAAATGACAGTAATTACAGAAGGTTGTTTATGTTCTGCAGCTGTTACTGGAGAGGTTGAAGTAGATGTTCCTGAAATCGTTTGTGAAGAAGTAGAGTGTGAACCAATTTCCAATATTTTACCAAATCCAAAAAATCCAACTGATCCAGGGGAAAATTCAAAACCAGAAGAAAAAGCTGGCGAAAAATAAAACTAGGAAGTGTCAGTATGAAACAATTTAAAAACAATTTAGAGATGTTTCGTTACATTGATGCCATTAATAAAGAGCCTAGTAGAGAATTTAAAATTGAGCCATTACGAGAAGAGATTATTATTGAACCTATCGAAGAAGACGTAGAATCAAAAGCTAATAAAAAAGCTAAAAATAAGAAGGGGGCGAAGGAATGAACTACTTTAAATTAGTTGACGGTATTCGTTCCCCTCAGTCTATCGATGTAGTACGTTCAGAAAACGGATATAAAAAATTTGGTTGGATACGTGTCCTTCCAGATGAACGATATCCGTTGGGAGACGATGAAGCATTTATTCAATCATTAGAAAATGCTAGTGTTGAAAAGCTTTACTCCGACAAATTAGTTACTGAGCTCGAAAATAACGGAATTCAATTTGAAGTCTTTAACGGCGGATGTTGTGGCGGAAAAATCAAAAAAGTAAGTTATAAGATCATCGATATTGTTAGAGATGAGGTGTAACATGTTTGATTTTATCAAGAAACGTGATGCTCAAACGCAAGCACGAAAACGTATGAAAAAGGATTTAGACGAAATTTTCGAATTTAATAATGAAGAAAAACAGCAACATACATTGAACCACATTGTTCAACTAGCTAATAATGATTTGAAGGAAATTGGCTGGGTTCGATTACTGGATGAAGGAACAGTATTATACGGTGATGGAAGTATTCGAAGTTATATAAAACGTGGAACTATAAAAGAATTTTATGACTCTTTAGAAGATGATTATATTGGCTATATCAATATTGGACACATTAATTTTGCTACGTTACCAATATTTGTTGGTCAGTGGACTAAAAATGATTTGCGCTTAGTAGATATTGGAGAAAACCGTCAAGCATTAGAAGTCAATATGAAAATTGATGAAAGCTTATCTGTTATCCAAGATTTGCAAAAAATGCCATATACAATTGGTATTTCAGCCGAATTTATGGCAAGTTATGACGAAGAATTATCTTACGAATATGAATTTCCAGTTATTGAACATCTTTTTATCATGGGATTTGGCATCGTTGGAGATGTAGGTAATGTGAATAGTAGCGGTATAAATTTATCCGCAGAGGAGGCAGACAAAATGGCTTTAGCAGATTTATTTGGCAAGAAAAAAGAAAATGATCAAGAAACGATCAAAGAACCTGAAACTAAACAAACAGAATCAAAAGAAGAGCCCAAAGAACCTGAAGTGGCAACAAAAAAATCAGAGGAACAGAATGTTGAAGAAAATGACAAAAAAGAATCTGAAGCGGAACTTTCCGAAAAAGAAGACCATACATTCGAACAACTTTATAATTTATCTATGGAGCAAAATGAAAAAATGGTTGTTGAGCTTGAACAGTTACGTGCTGAAAATAAATCTTTAAAAGAAGAAAAATTGAAGCAAGAACAAACAAATGAAAAAGCTGTTCAACGCTTGGAAAAATTGATGAATCGTATTGAAGTTTCAGCGCTGCCACAAGCAACTGGATCTACTAAAAATAAATGGGGGGAATAACAGATGGTATTAGAAGTTAATCAAGCCATCGTTAATGAATCGTTACAAACAGAGCAAGTTATGGAACAACTAAGCTCTACTGTAGATGTCATTGTCGATAATATCGAAAAATATACAAATGCTGCTCGTTATGGTAAAGGAAATAATTATGCTTTAAATAACTTGCGAACAGCAGTTCAAAACCAATTTCCTTTAGTTGATTGGTTATTAAGCACAAGCCTATCTCAAATGATTGAGAACGCTTGGCAAAATGGCTCATTGCCAACTGTAACTGATGAAGATGGAAATGTTTATTTAAAAGCACCTTTAAATGTATTTACGACACCACCAAAAGATACTAAAGGTGAATGCTGTTGGTTACCTTTTGATATTGCAGCATGTGGGGGCAAAGCACCAATTAATATTCTATGTTTAAAAGATTGTGTGGATATGTTAAATCACTTATTGGACCGTAAATTAAAAGTTCAATCGAATGATTTAATTGGTTTCTTTAAGCAAGCAGGGCAGACTTATGAAGAAGTTCGTGATTTCATGAATCGTGAAAGTATGGCTTTCTATACTGCCAATACAATTGTTAATGGACAACTAGATGTTACAACACCTATCTTAAAAAAATTCCATGGATTAATGGAAATTTTAAAACGCCCAGAAGTTTTCAAAATGCAAGGAACAAATATTTTAGCAGCATTTGATTCTATTGGATATCGCATGGACGTTCTAGGTGGATCATTCATTTTTGCAGCTCATCCATTAACTGTAGCAAGCATTAAAAATGCCATTCGTCCTAATCGTTACGGTATTCTTCCAGACGGCTGGACCATTAACGGAGAAAGTATTTTCTATAAAGGAGCACAAGTTTTACCTGATAAAACTGTACCAGTTGATGTTGAAAATGGCACAGGCGTTATTTGGCAATTGTCTGGTGAATCCGTAGGTGTATTCTTGGGGACAACTTTGCGTCCTGCTGAAGACTATATTATTCGCAATCAATTTACAACAACAAACGATGTAAATAAAGGATGCGCAACAGAATGTGATATTTATTACAACTTAGGAAGTGTAGTTACAAATAATGTAGCTCGATTAGCTGTAATTACAGATGTTCCTTTGGCTGCTGGAATCAACGCCTACTCATTAGCTAATTTATTAGATCGAGTATATGTAGAAACATTAGCTCCCTAGAAAGTAAGGTGCTTACCTTATGGATGAAATCATTGAGCAACTGAAAGAATTTTGCGATTGTTTTCCTTGTGATGTAGAGGACAACAAGTTAGAGAAAACAGTTAAAGAAGCAATTCATTTAATAAGTTTATTAACTTGTTGGACTCAACGTCCTTGCGAAACATTTTTAATGAGTGAGAGACAAGAAGTATTTGATATGGACAATTACTTACCTTGTTCGTGTGATGATGGAATTATGGAATTAGATTTATTCTATGCACCATTTGCTTTAGCATCATTCCGAGTTTTTTCTGTACATCGAGAAGGTGTAAAAGAAATCATTAGAGAATTAGATGAAAAAGAATTTGGTTATAGCGTTGTAAAAGACAAATTACTTGTTGATATTCGAAACTATGCAAATAGGGAAAACGGATGTTGTGTTTGTAAAAAAGAACACCAGTTGCTAGTCTTATATGATGCTGGATTTGAAGAGTTACCTCAATGTTTATTACAACTTTTCTGCGATTTAATTCATGTAATTTACAACAAGAATAACTGTGATTGTCATGCTTGTGCTACTTGTCAAGATAATTCAGATAGCGGCTTTATTGCAAATGAAGCGATGACAACAGATGAGTTAGTAGAAAGCTACCTCAATAAACTAGTAATAGACAGCTACCGAAAACAATTAGGTCTTATTAGCCTTTGTGGTAAAAGTCTAGAACAGATTTGGGGGATTAGAGTATGAAAGTTCGATTTTTAGGCGTTCGTGAACACATTAGCGCTACAGGTTGTTCGTCCTGTGGAGCGAAAAGGTATGCCAGTGGTTTAAAGACAGAAAAGACATTTTTCTTACCAAGCGGAAAAAGATTAGATGTTGAGTTTAATCATGAATATGAAACCACTGATACAGACGGAATGTTTTTGCTTGAAAGTGGGCATTTCGAGGAAGTGTTTTAAATGGCACTAAAAAAGATAGTTATTCAATCAATTGAAAAAGAGATAGATAATTATGCAAAAAAAATGGAAAAAATTATAAAAGAAGAAGCTCACGTTAAAACAGGAGCGTTGAGAGATTCGATAACAATAGAAAAGGAAAGTGACGGGAGTAGATTAATAGGAGTTGATGTCGCGAAACTGAAATCCGATCCTCGCAATGTTGGAGGCTTAGATTACTCTATTCCTTATTACAAAGGTCATAGTGGCTACACGATAAGGCCAAGAAAGGCAAAGGCTTTGAGTTGGGTTGGTAAAGATGGCAAACGTCATTTTGCTAAAAGTGTTTATATACCACCCCACGCAGGTGATCCTTTTTTGAAGCGAGCTGTGTTACGTAGACCAAAATTATAGGAGGTATATCAAATGGCGAAACGTGCAATGAATGCATTAGCAGCAGATGGTGAAACGACTTATCAGTTATCAGCTAAAGACTATACAATCGGTGATTCTGAAGTCACAGGTGTGTATGATAATGAAAAAGCTGTAACTATTAAATTATTTGTAGACGACGTAGCAGTGGATGAGATCACACCTGATAATTCAAAAAATATTTATGCTATTTCTACAAGTAAAACTACTATTGTTAAAGATAGTAAAGTGGAAGTTGCAGAATATGATGCAGATAAGAATGAATTAACAAAAATTCTAGTTACTGTAATTGACCCAAATGGAGGAGGAAATGAGATGGATGAAAAAGAAAAGATTGATAAATTCATTTCACGAAAATTAACAGTATTAAATGAAAAAGACGGTATTGTCTATGAACAGCTAGCAATCCGAGTTATTCAAGTTAATCAAAAATAATAGGAGGAATTAGACATGGGAAAATGTAATACAGAGCAAGTTCTTTCAATGATTGGTGTTAACAAATTAACGAAGGCACAGGAACTGTTTTTTTCGGTTCTACAGGACAATGACTCTTGTGTAAAAATTAAAACCAGTGACTACTTGGAAATCATTGGAGACAAATCAGCATTCAATAAATATTTACGACCAGAGGATGCATTTAATTGCTTAGCAGAAGGATGTAGAAACACAGGTGGATTATTAATTACAGGCAACGAATTTCCGTTAGGGGCTACCTTTAAAAAAGTTACTGATGCGACTGATTTTTATGCTGGTGCAACCACTTTTTATTTAGATTTGCCAAAAGATGGAACATACACTATCGAATTTAAAATTGCAGCAATTAATGACAATAGTTTTGTAAATGCTGATGTATATAGAAAAAAATTCACTGGAACTAAGGGCTATAATCCTATTTTTATTGATTTTTCAGTCGTTCCTGAAGAAGTTTTAGGCGAAGGTTGGCAAGCAAATGAACGTGGTGTTTATGTGTCAATTACTGTGACAACTGAAGAAGAAATTCCATTAAAACAAATTCATATTTCTTCGATTAGTTTTTACAACTCAATCGAAGAATTACAAAATGATGAAGTTGTAACGATTGGATGTATTACAGAATACGGTGGAGACATGACTATGGATGTTGCCGATAGTGTATGTTTTGGTGCTAAGTATGATCCATCAAGCGCTAGTATTACTCGTACATTCACAGGTGGCAAAACAAGCGGAAACTACTGGTTACTTAATCCATTTATGCGTCGAGGGGATTTATCAAAAGGGTGGACAGTTGTTAAAGAGAAAGATAAAGTTCGTGAACTCACTATTGACGGCCGACGTTATGGGTATATCTTGTTAAACGGTTTATCAAAACAAGAATGCTCTTTCTCTAAAGCTTTAGTTGCAAGTGAATGTAACTTTACTGATGCAGAATTAACTAAAGTCAACCTCCCAGATGTAGCAGTATTAAACGAAAAACAATACCAAATTATTAAGCATGGCGAATATGATGGATATTTAATTGTTCATGAACGTTTGATCGGACAGCCATTGTTATATGCATACCCTAAAGAGGTTTCTATTGAGCAATACGTCGGTGAAGATGACGCATATGAAGGACGCCGTGTACGTCTATTCTTCCCAACTGTTCAGACAGATGGTGTGAAAGTGAACTATATTTTCAACAATGTATTAGTTACTTCATTCCCTACGACTTTAAGTAATACAGATGAAACTACATTTGAATTTGAAGTATCTATTCAAAAGGATAACAATGGTCGATTCTTTGAAGTTCAGAAAATTATTGAATAATTATTTAAGAAAAGGGGATTTTTGTAATGAAACAAAGCGATTTAACGAAAATGATTACAAAAAATGATGTAATTGATATGAAACATAAAATGGATAAAACTCAGGATACAAGTAAGCCATATGCAGTAATTGACAACGATAATATTGCTGTTGTTGGTGACGCAAACGAGATTCAAAAAGTTGAAGAAAACTATGTGATCAAGTTTCGTGTTCCAAAAGAATTCTTTGAAGAAATTCCGTATGGAGCAACTACTGTAGATAAATATGTTATTTTCGAAGTTGAATACAGTAATGCAAGTGTAACAGGTATGAATGATTTAAAAATTGTAGATGCACTTTTGAACATTCAACCATTTTTGAAGGAGTTTTACCAAAAAGACGAAGACGGCAAAGTAACTATTGTGGAAAAGACAGATCGAGAAGTTCTTAAAATGTTATCAACATCAGAGGACGAAGTTATTTATGGGTTTTATAAAGTGGTGGCAGCTTTCTTAGGTGTAGATGAAGAGTTAATCGAATACATGCTTCCATTTTCAGTGATTGAAACTTTTACTGCATTAACAGAAAATCACCCAGAAGTGTTCAAAGAAGCAGATGCTTTTTTCGGATAATCGTGCGTGACAGTTTAAACAATGGTGTTTCATTACAACAAGCGCAAGAAACGTATTTTGCTAAGTTTAATCATTATTCGTATATGGCTCATTTTGTAGCAAAAATCTTAGGACAACGTCCCAGCCATGTATTGAGTGGTTGGGGCGTTTCTGAATTGATTGTAGCATATGGCCATTATGCTAATGAGCAAAGTTATCAAAACTTTATGGATTGGAAGTCGTCACAAGAAAATGCACCAAAACCTAAGCAACCACAACCATTTGTTGTTCAATTTATATCGCAAGATGAGCTGGAGGAGGTGGAATAATTGGCCGTTGAAAATATCTCCATTCGTATTAAGGACAATATTAAAGATATAGAAAAAGAACTAGATAGTTTAGATCGACGAATAGCTAAACTAAAAGGTCAACGCCCTGCTATCGAGTGGAATACTACGAAACTAAAAAAAGCAAAAGAAGAAATAAAAAATATTAATGTTGATATAAAAAAATTGCAAGCACAGAAAGCAACCATTAAGGCAGATGTAAATACTAAAGATGCAAAAGAAAAAATATCAACCTTAAATCAACAAATTAAACAACTACAATCTAGGAAAGCAAATTTACAAATAGTAACAACTCAGTTGCAAGGTTCAGAAGCACAACTTCGTAAACTAGACAATGAGATTAGTCGATTGAATAATCGCAAGGCTATGTTACAAATTGATAGTCGTGGTCTAGGAGAAACTGGAGAAGAGAGTCGAAAATTACAAAATAGTCTTCGAAGTATGAGTGAACGGACCTACAAGATAAATGTTTCATCAAATCTAGATAAGTTGAGCGGGCTAGCTAACAATGCAAGCAATAAAATATTAGGAGCATTCAATCCTTTAACATCCAAACTAAATCAAATGCTTGGTGTAGGACTAGCTGTAAAGGCTGTTGATAAGGCAACTAGTATGATTACAAATTCTATCGATGGTTCTATTTCAAGATTAGATACTTTAAATAACTTTGAAAAAGTAATGTCAAATATGAATATTTCAGCCGACCAAGCCGATATCGCCAAAAGCAAACTTGTAAAAGGGCTAAATGGCTTGCCTACAACTTTAGATGATGCTGTTGCTTCAGTACAAAGGTTTACAGCAAATAATAAAGATGTACAGAAATCTGCGGATATATTCTTGGCATTAAATAATGCAATTTTAGCGGGTGGCATGTCACGAGAAATACAATCAAGCGCACTTGAGCAAATATCTCAATCTTATTCTAAAGGTAAACCAGACATGATAGAATGGCGCTCGCTACTAACAGCAATGCCTGCCCAAGTGGATCAAATCGGGAAGAGTTTTGGTTTAACATCTGATCAATTGGGAGAAGCTTTAAGAAATGGAAATATCTCTATGGATCAATTTATGGATAGAATTGTGGAGATGAATAAAAACGGGGCAGAAGGATTCAAATCATTTGAAGAACAAGCTAGAAATTCTGTTGGTGGCGTTCGAACTGGTATGTCTATTATGAATTCAGCTATAACACGTGGAGTGACCTCGATTATCGATACATTTGATAAGATGGCGAAGGATAAAGGCCTGGGAGGAATTGCAGGTGTATTTGGAAAAATTGGTGCTGCTTTCGAAGATAATTTAAAAAAAATAGGAGCTTTTGCAGAAGAACATTCAGATGATATATTTCGTTTTTTTGACAAAGTAGTGAAATTTTTAAGCACTATTGATTATGCTTCATTTTTTGAGGGACTAGGTAAAGGAATAAAGGGTGTAAAAGATGATGCTGTTGGATTATTCAATCTATTGAAACCTATATTTGAATTTTTAGGTAAGGGAGATACTTTGAAAGGCCTAGGTGCATTTATTCCACGATTATTTGAATTTGGGGTAGCTTTAAAGTTTATAGCTATTAGTGCCAAAGGGCTTTCTATATTATCCAAAGTTTTTGGAGTATTCGGTAAAATAAAATTGCCTAAATTCGGTAAAGGTGGAGGAGCATCAGAAATCGTAAAACCATTAGAGAGTTTAAAATCTATTGGGACTGGTTTTTTAAAAAATGCTGGTAACCTTGCGTTATTATTCGGAGCAATAAAAGTGCTTGAAGAAGGCGCAGAAGCAATGAAACAACTAGATGAAAAAATACCAAATGATTTTACAGGGCTAGCTAAAAAAACAGCGAGCATGAGTCTGGCTATCAGTGCAATTGGGGGTCTGGCTTTTATAGCTAGTAAATTAAATTTTACTGATAATTTAAAAGGGATTGCAAGTATTGCATTAATCTCAGTAGATTTAATGATTGCAAGTGAAGCGATGAACCAACTCAATGAGAAAGTACCAAACAATATTGGAATTGTCGCTAAGAAACTAGGGAGTTTATCAATTGCAATCGGGGCTATGGCAGGATTAGTTGTTATTGCAGGCGCTTTTTCATCTGCTAATCCAATGATGGCTATATCAGGATTAGCTAGTGTAGCACTCCTATCACTAGAATTAATGATTGCAAGCGAAGCACTATCACAATTAAATGAAAAAGTACCTTCAGATATTGCAACAATAGCTAAAAAGGTTGCTAATATCGGTATAGCAATTGGTGCAATGGGTCTTTTAGTTGGAGTAATAGGTGGTTTAAGTATTGCTACATTCCCTGCAGCAATCGCTGGTTTGGCAGCTGTAGCACTACTAGCAGGAGAATTAATGCTAGTTTCTGAATCAATTAACCAATTGAATAAAAAGGTTCCTGAAGATATTACAAGTGTTAAAAATAAGCTTGAGAGTTTAGAAGAAGTTTTAAGCTATATGGCGAAATCCAGTATTGGAAAAATTTCATCTTTATTCAAAGGAATAATAGGTACTTTTACTGCATCGACATATGTACAAGTTATCGATGGTTTGATAGAAGTGTCAAATGGATTGAAACGTCTAGCTAGTGCTTCAGAAGATATAAATAGTGCAAAACTTGTAAATAATATATATGACATCAATAAAGCAGTTGAAGTTATTGGTGGAAAAGATAATATTTTTGAGAAATTAGGAAGCTTAATGAAAGGTAAAGTTGACACTGCTATTTTTGATGAGATGGAAAATATATTAAATAAAATGATTTCTCTATCTAATAAAATGAAAACTTTACAAGAAAATAAATTTTCAATATCTGATATTACAAGTAAAGTTACAGTTATAAAAGATATATTAGAAAAGTTAGATCCTGCTGATTGGGATATTGCGAAATCTGGAGTCGTTTCATCTAAAATTATTGATCAAGCAGATACTACTATATTCTGGTTAAATAAATTAAGCAAAAAGTTAGCAGCATTATCAGAAAGTAAGTTAGAAACGGGTTCAGTGCAAAATGTACTACAAAATATTAAAGGTGCATTACGTATGCTAACTAATGAAAGTTGGAGTGATTTCATTGGTGGAGTTGTGCCAAAAGATTTTATAGATATGACGGGCCAAAGTGTGGATGGTTTGAATAGCATTAACAAAAAGCTGTCTAAACTATCAGAAACTTCTTTTGACTTAGGAAAAACTCAAACCATGATAGCAAATCTAAAATCCTCATTACGTATGTTGCAAATTAAATCTTGGGGCGACTTCGATGGGGGAATAGTTGAACGTGGAACATTAGATAAACTAGACACTGCAGTTTATTGGTTAAGTAGTATAGCTAAAAAATTTGGAACACTTTCTAATTTTGAATTTGATGGTGGCAAGTTACAAGGAATAATAGCAAATATCAAAGGTGCTTTAAGATTATTGCAAGCAGATAGTTGGACCGATTTTAATGAAGGAATTGTTGGTAAAAGATTATTGGACCAGTTAGACACATCAATTTACTGGTTGAATAAAGTGGGCAGTAAATTAAATGAACTTTCGAATTTACCATTAGAAACAGGTAAGGCACAATCTGTTATTCAAAATATCAAAGGATCTATTCGAATGTTAAGAATCGATTCATGGAGTGATTTTAATGATGGATTTGTTGATAGGGAAATGCTTAGCGGATTAGATGTAGCTGTATTATGGGTCACTAAAGTAGCAAATCGTTTAACAGGTCTTTCGGGAATAAATATCGAAACTGACAAAATAAATTCCACTATTGCAAGTACCAAAGGGGCATTAAGAATGTTTCAGGCTAGCTCTTGGCGAGATTACAATGAAGGAATAGTCAAAGCTGACTTTATAAAAGCTTTGGATTTAGTTTTGATAAACTTTATACAATTAGCAAATAGAGTTAATGGATTAGCTAGTATCACACTAGAAAATGATAAAGTCCATTCAACAATTACCGCTGTTAAAGGTGTTATTAATAGGTTAACGATAGATACTTTTCCTGATTCAAACACGATGATTGGTGAAGATGTCATTGATAAAATCGACACTACAGTTTATAGACTGATAACATTAGCAAATAGAATTAATCAGATTCCTCAATTAACATTGGGTGTTGATGAATTGAGTAATAATATAAAAAGTATTAAATATGTCGCAACAGAGATGGCCATTAGTAAGTGGCAAGGGATATCTGAAGGCGTTATAAGCAGCGAAACGTTAGGTATGATTGTTTCATCTGTTAGTAAGTTAGGAACGATATCAAATAAATTAAGTGTATTAAACGCATTACCATTTGATTGGACGAGTGTATTAAACAACGTTAACCGAATGAAATCAATCATTGAACTAATGAACACATTTCCAAGTGCAAAAGGACTGGATAGTATACCCGAGCTAGTCGAATCTTTTAAAAACTTACTTATTACGTTACAAGGTCTAGAATCTAAATTTGAACCAATTGGGAAATCATATGGACAGCAAGTTATTAATGGATTCAAAAATGCTGATGTTCCTTCTAAAATCAAAAAAGTTATTGATGATTTAATAACTAATTTAAGAAATAAAGATACCGAGTTTAATAATGTTGGTAAAGGATTTGGGGATAGTCTGAAATCAGGATTTACAAATGCACTACAAGGTTTAGATAGTAATATTGATAGTTATGTTACATCTATTAATAACAAAATTTCTTCTATTCAAACCAATCTAAATTCATTAACAGCGCCTAGTCTTACTGTTAATGTAACAGAAAATGTGAAGACTCGAAGAGTTACACGTGCAAATGGAGGCATTATACCTCAGTATCGAGCAAACGGTGGAAGCATTATGAAACATATTTTTAAATCCAAAGGTACAGATCGTGTTCCAGCAATGTTAACTGCTGGAGAATATGTTCAACGTAAAAAAGCAGTAGATCATTTCGGAATTGACTTTATGGAACGGATCAATAACTTAGATCTAAGTGGAGCACTAGCTAGTATCACTAATCGATTTGGAAATAGTCAACCTGTCTCAAATGTAATGAATAGATATTATAATACGACAAAAAA